TGCGACGCCTCCGGGTCCATTTGGACTGCCCAGATTGAGGAGGCTCTTTTTGAGCACCTTTTCCCGGGCGAGAATGTCCACAGTCGCCTCCACGATTCCTTCAACGTTACCGGCGTTTTCCCTGGCATGAAACCATTCGCCATGGGCGTCGGCACAACGAAGTCCGGGGAGGCTGACACTTCAATCCGGAATACCCTCGTTTCCATGGCCATCACCTGGATCGCGATGACACAGGCTCACCTCCACGACGTTGACGCCTTTCTTCGCGATGACAACGCTGTCAACGAGGTTTTCCGGCGGTGGTTGGATGCCGGAGCTTGGGGAGGTGATGACGCCACCGTCATCATCGGCCCCGGCTTCGTCCCTTCCGCTGAGTGCTGGCGCGGAGTCTGCGAAGACTTGGGGTATGAGTGCCGATTGGACGTCGTTGCTCCGCACGAGCCCTGCCGCTTCCTTGGGCGGATTTGGCCTCACCCCCTTGCTTCAACGGACAATTTTTGCGACATTTTGCGCCGTCTTCCCCGGTTCCCCTACGCCGTCGGCCCTGACGCGCTTTCAGCGCGGCGGGCTGCGGCCAATAGGGCACTCGGCTGGCTCATTACCGACCCCGACACCCCGGTGGTTAGCGCGTACTGCGCCGCTGTGCTTCGTGAGTTCGGGGCCGTCGACTTTGACGTCAACGATCCAGAGCACAGCTGGTACTTGCGCGTTGCCTGCCAGGAGGCGGTCGAGCTAGCAGACAGCTTTCCCATTCCCAGCCCGGAGTCCGTCGCGGCGATCACACGTATCTACGCGGTGGATCTCAGCGCGAAGTACGGTCAGGTCATTAGCATCGAGCGCCTGCAGGCTCTCGAGGCGTGGTATCGGGACAACTCGATTTCGCGCCCCGGGGTGCCTCGGCTCGTTGTCGAGACCGTCACTCAGCCGCGCATCCCGGTGCTCATTGGGGAGGAGTTGCTCGTTTACCGGCCGGATTGCGCATCCTTGCCTCCCGCCCCTGAGCCCCTCACCGGGCCTTTTCTCGTGCCACGGTTGGATTGGCCGACTTTTTGGAAGACCACCGCCACCAACAACCTCACGATCACACCTTTGCATCAGTTTTCGAAGAGCCTCATGGTTAAGTACGAGCCGGCCTCTGGCCGTCGTGCTCCCGAGGGGTACCATTACCTCCCGGGCCGTGAGCCTGCTGCTTAGCGGTGTTGCCGCGCGCACAGTGCATTTTGCATTTTGCATTTTGCTTTTATTTATTTACCCGCTCCCTCACCAGTTGCGGAAGACCGCCGGCTGCGCGGCCTCGAGCCGGCGTAGTAAGGGGTACGTGAGTCAAGACGTTCCCCTCGGGCACAAGCGCCCCGCGTAAGCTCTCAACGCGTACAACAACTGAGAAAATGCCCCGGCAGCGCAAAGATCGCGATGCCGGCAAACCTTCATCCTCCCTCGTCAAGGGTCGCACCGGCGCCGTCTCCCGCGCCGAAGCTGCCAGACGTGCCAACCAGTCTGCTCGGGCCCGTGCCCGTCAGTTCGACGTCAGCAAGTTGGTGGCGCCCCCTGAGGCGCCTCTCGCTTCGCTTGGCGTTTGGGCTGACCGCACGGGACGCCCGACCAAGCGGGTGGGCCCGTCTTTCATGCGCATGCTACTCGATCCCTTCGACCGAGATGCCGCCGTCCGTTATCCGGACGACACCATCGCCCCCACCGCTCTCGTCCACCTTGCCTCCACCATGTCTTACGAGACCACGGACTCCACCTTCCTTGCTGGTCTCTCTGTTAAGAACGTCGACCTCGGGCCCAGCACGGCCAATTACGCCACTCCCATCGTCATCCCCGGCGCGAATAACGGTCCCAGTTACTCGCGCCTTGCCGACTACGGAGCTCAGCAGCAGGCCTGGCGGAGCCTTGACTCGATCGACCGCACCCTAGCGTGCGGCATGCGTGTGAAGCTCGTGGGCCTTCCAAACGCCACCTTCGTTCCTTCCGGCACGCTCTACTTCCTCCAGCTCCAGGCGAACGAGGCGCGCAACGCCCTCGCCACCGCGCTCACGGAGACCACTTGCATTCAGGCTGTTAACGCCGGCAAGGGGTACTCCATCACGTCGATGGACCTGATGTCTGTCGGGGGTATTACCATTCCGTACGTCCCCCAGGGCTCCATTTCCTTTGACTTTTCCGATTCCAACGCGCTCGCGGATCACGCTTCGATTTACAACACGGCACTCTCTCAGGTGCAGTCTGCGAAGCCTTTCCTCGTCGTCGTCGGTTTCGGCATGTCAGTCGGGATGGTCCTGCGCGTGGACTACGCCCACCACATCGAGTACGTGCCCACTCCTCAGGCGGCCGGCCTCGTCGCGACCCGCTCACAGCCTCCTAGTGTCGCGGCGCGCGAGAGCATCTCGTCGTTTGCCTCCCAGATCGTGGAAGAGCTCTTCGGCTCGACCAACGCTAAGGAGATTTCGGCCATCGTCGGCGACATCGCCTCCATTGCGGGCGGACTTCTCGGCTCGGTTGTCGGGGGGCCTGCCGGCGGCGCCATTGGCGCCGGTGCCGGCAAGCTTCTCACCATGTAGGGCCTCTTTTCTCACCGCCTCCTCCCGGGCGGTAAACCTTCTTTCGCTGGGCTAAGGGACCCTAACCCCTCGACGTCGGCGACGTGCGAAAAGAAGTATTACAAAAACAAGGAAAACAACGGTATGCGCTAATCCGTCGTGGTCGGGAGGCCACGAGAAACAAACACCCAAT